GGGCCAGGGAAACGAGAGCCATGGGTCAGGCCTTGGCGCTGGGCGCCTTGGCGCGGCGCTTGTTTTCAGGGGCCGCGTGCGGCTTGGGAGCGTCTTCGGCGGCTTCGACCACGCCGCGCGTGATCAGGATTTCGCCGTGGCGACGCTCGACGACGTATTCGTCACCGATCTGGTGCTCGCCGTGTTGATTCAGATGCTGTCGCAGGGTGGCGACGCGCATGGTTTCGTTGGAGTCGGTCATGTCGTGGGTGGTCCTGGAAAGCCAGGCGAAGGGCGCGGCGGTTAGACCGCGCCCCCGCTTGTCGCTTAGGCCGAGGCCAGGGCGCCGGTGATGAAGGCGTTCGGACGGTAAACCGTCAGCGCCAGGCGCTCTTCAGCGCGGATCGTCAGGGCGTTGCGGATGAAGTTGTCACGGTCGTCGGTCGAAACCTCGACGGTGGCGTCTTCACGGTCCCAGATTTGAGCGCCGGTGCCGAAGGCGCCGACCAGGAACTGACCGGCCGCGATCGCGTCCGATTCAACCACGCGCAGACCCCACAGACGCTGTTCAGCGCCCGAGGTGAAGGCCGAGTAGAGGTAACGACCCTCGGCGTCCTTCAGCATCTCGATCTTGGCCCAGTCTTCCGGGTTCAGAACGATGCCGTCGGCGGGCAGGTAGGCCTTGCGGGCTTGCAGCTTGGCCCAGCGGATGCGGTCGACGAACGACGTCGCGCCGGCAGGGATGCCGCTGGCGGCGAAGGCAGTCGCCTGGGGCATGATGCCGTGCAGGTTCTGGCCGGTGCCGTCACCCAGCAGCAGTTGCGAGTCTTCGGCCAGGTCCAGGCCGATGCGCAGTTGCGTGTCAATCAGCGACTGGAGCATCGGGGTGTCGTCGAGGACTTGCTTCGACGCCGCGATCCAGTGGGCAATCGTGCGCACCGGGGCCGTTTCCATGTCGAACGTCATGTTCGACTCGGGCTTCAGCGCCAGTTCGGCGACCGGGGCGGCCGAGTTGGTGAAGCCGGTCATCTTCGGGTATTCGACCGAAGATTGGCTGGTGCGGCCGGCAGCCAGCAGCGACCGGATGGTCACCGGGCGATGCGGCAGGTCGACCATGCCGACGCGCTGGGCTTGACCCAGGGACTGGACGGTCCAGTCGGCGACCGAGGTGTTGCCCAGGGTGATCGCCTTGACCTCGATCTTGCCCGAGGAACCACGGCCTTCGGCCATGAACGCCTTGACGCGTTCGTTGTCGGTGAACTGGCGACCGACCGACTTCAGTTCGGCTTCGCCGCCGCGCGGACGCGACATCTTCTTGTCGATGGCGTCAGCAGCCGCGACAGCCGACTTCAGTTCGGCTTCCATGCCCTTAAGGCGGTTTTCCAGGTCGGAGGTGTTGCCCTTTTCCTCGACGGCCTTGCGCAGGGCGTCGATGACCTGGGCTTGGTCTTCGGTCTTCTTGTCGAGCGCAGCGTAGGTCGACTTGATTTCGGCAGCCAGCGCGTCGGCGGCGGCCTTGTTTTCGGCGTCAAAAGCCATTGATTTAGTTAGCCTCTTGGAGGGATTGGAGGACGGCCGCAGCCAGTCGGTTGGCCGCATCGTCGCCAGCGCTTCGCTTGGTCTGGAGTGCGGAGAAGCCGCCGGCCAAAAGGGCACGGGCGACGGAACGAGACAGATCAGCGCCACGCGTGAGTCGGTCTTCGAGGTCTTCACGGGACAGGCCTTGGGCCTTCACCGCGTCGATGCGAGCAGGGGTGAGCGCCGGGAACGTCACGACGGACACTTCCCAGAGATTCACTTCCTTCAGCACGCGACCGGCATCGTCGTCAGTCGCGCGAATGGTGTTGAATCCGATCGACAGGCCGTCGAGGAATCCGGCCTTGATCAGGCGGTGGGTTTCGGCGCCGTCGACGGTGTCGAGGGCCAGGCGACCGGTCAGCTTCAGACCCTTTTCGTCTTCAGCGAACTCGGTCCAGCCGCCGATCACGCGCGATGGCGAATGCTCGCGCAGCATCGGGACGGGCTTGCCCTTACGGGCCTTCAGCGACTTGGCGAAAGCGCCAGGGGCGACTTCGTCGCCGTAGTCGTCGCGGACGCCGAAAAGCGAGCCGTAACCGGAGATTACGCCTTCGTCGGTGACCTCGACGTCGGTCAGGCTGACCGACTTACGTTCGAGTAGCATTAGGGTTGGATGGTCTCGTCTTGAGGCTCGCCGATGGGCGGGGCCGGGGGTTCATCGCCGGCGCCGACGCGCATGTTCAGCGGGGTGAGGTATTCGTCGCCGCCCTCGCGAGGGTTGCGGTTCTCGGCGACGCGGACTTCGTTCGAGTTCAGGACGCCGATGTTGAAGAGCGACGTGTAGAAGGCGGCGCGCTTGGCGGGGTCGCCGGCCATCAGGCCTTCCAGGACGAAGCTGGGCCAGACGTCTTCGTTGGCGCCGTCCCAGCCGATCAGGTCGCGCTTCAGGGCGCCGGTCCAACGATCGGTCCAGGGCTTGATCGTGTAGGTGACGTGGGCCTGGAAGAAGGATTCGGCAGACGCGAACGTCGCAGCCTTGTCCGTTTGCATGACCATCTGGGGGTAGACGTTCAGGGCGCGGCAAACTTCCTCGACCTGATACTTGCGCGACTCCAGTTGTTGGCTGTCGACGCCCGACATGTTGACGTCGGTGAACTTCCAGTCGCCATCCAGGACTGCGATGCCGCCTTCACCGCCGGGGCCGAAGCGCTCGGCCCAGCGGGCGCGCATCTTGCCGACAGCTTCTTCACCCAGGGGCGAGAGGACGGACAGCACGCCCGAGGGACGCCCGCCCTTGCCAAACAGATCGGCCTGGGACTCCTCTAGCGCCATCGACAGACCAATCGCTTCACGCGCCAGGCTGATGATGTTGAGGCCGGTGGAGCCGTTCCAGGACGGACCCTTGATGTGGAGCATCTGGTTGCGCGGGACGCGGGTGTAGGTGTTCGCGTCCAGGCGAACTTCGTAGCGGATGTCGCCAGCGACGCCCGGCTCGACGATGACCTTCACGTCGTCCGGCGCCAGCGGCAGCAGTTCCCAAACCTTCCCATCGGCGCGGCGGTTGATGAAGGCGTAGCCGTCGCCCGCCAGGACCGCGTGAAGGGTCAGAGTTTCGCGAAACTCGAACGACGTCTGGAAGTCGTTCGGCTGATAAGCGACCAGCTTGTAGAGATCGTGGTCGCGGGCGACCTTGCGGATCGTCCGGCCCTGATCATCATCGGCTTCGATGTAAAGCTTCAACGGCACCTGGGCGACGCCTTCGGCGATCACACGGGCAGCGCAGAGGATTGCGGTGACCCGAAGGGCCGTTTCCGAGGTCACAATCGCCTTGGAGCGGGTGCCCGAGGGCTCGATCGTGTTGACTTGGATCGGACGCGTCGACCGGCGCCAGAGGCTGGACCAGGCGCCGCCGAAAGAGAACGTCGCCATCAGAAGAAGATGGGCTCTTCGCGTTCGAGGTAGGACTTCATGGGAGTTTCCTTGACCGCGCCCAACATTGGCTGGATCGCGTTCACGGCGGCGTCGATGCCGTCGATTTTGTTGGGAGAATCCGCCGTGGCCTTCTTCGGAAGGATCGTTCCATCCGTGCGGCGGCTGATGACGACGTTGGACGCCATCCAATCCATGACGGGGTTGCCGTCGTGGGCCAGCCGGGTGGGGCCAGACTTGACCCGCGCTTCCAGTTCCTTGGCGGGGTCGGTGACGTTGCGCGCGTTCTTGGACAGGACGTGCGCGAGCGGGTTGTCCGGCGTCGCCAGGTCCGCGTTCAACCGGCTCGCCATCTGGAGAAAGGCAGCGAACTGGTCACCGACAATGGCGCGGACCGAAAACCGATCGACCCAATCGCGAAGCTGGTCTTCGATCACGTTGTGATCGACCCAGTCGCCAGGGGTCAGTTGCAGATGACCCTGTTCGACCCAGAGACGATAGGGCGCGGCGGCTGAGCCTTGAGCGTGGGTCGGGTTGTTCAGGGCCGCTTCAGGCAGCCAGAACAGCGACTTCATGATCAGGCGGCCGTCGCGGTCGATCGCGGCCACCACGGCAGCGCAGATGTCATCCTTGTCGGCGAGGTCGAGGCCGATGTAGCAGTCCAGGCCTTCGAAGGCGGACCAGTCCAGCGAGGGATCGGCGCATTCGCGCCAGCGCACCATGTTGAGCCAGGCTGAAGCCGAGTTCAGCCAGACGTTGAGGTTCTTGGTCTTGAAGTTACCTTCGGCTGCCGGCGATGCCTTGGCGTCAGCGGCTGCCGCGTGCATGAACGACAGCTTCGGCGTCAGGCCGAGATTGGGGTTCGCCTTGATCCAGACATTCGGATCGTAGGGGTCGTCAGCAGGGGTTAGAACCGTGCCGTCGGCGTCAACTTCAGCGTCATCCAGGGTGTAGATGATGCCGAAGAAGTGGTCGGCTTCGAAGATGCCTTCCAACACCTTCGTCGCGTAGGTGCGCACTTCGTAGCAGATGCCCGTGGTGCTGAAGCCAGCGGTCGTGATCGACCAGAGTAGGGGGTTCGTTCGCGAGCCGAACGCCGACTTGATGACGTCGTAGAGCGCGCGATTGGCGTGGGCGTGGAGTTCGTCGAGGATTCCGAGGTGCGGGTTGTGCCCGTCTTGCGTCGAACCCTTGGCGTTGATCGTCTGGATGTAGCCGCCATTGGCTTCACAGGTGATCGACCGAGCCCACGTCTTGAGGCCGAATGCCTCGCGCAACGCGGGGTTCTTTTCGATCATCTTGCGGGCGGGTTCGAAGACCTTCGCCGCTTGTGCACCCGTAGAGGCGCCGATGATTACCTGAGGACCGACCTCGCCTTCACAGGTGACGCAGTAGATTGCGATGAAGGCGGTCCAACTTGACTTTCCCGCCTTTCGGGCAACCTCGATGTAAACTTCGCTGATCCGGCGACCACCATCAGCCTTGCGGCGCCATCCGAAGATGAACGTGGTGATGAAAATCTGCCAGTCGGCGAGGACGATCGTGGGCGGATCGTAATTGCCTTCGACGTGAAGTTGCTTTTCGCCGAAATCGCACGGGTCGTCCGCACGCTCAGCGTCGAAGTAGAACGGATATGACGGGTCGTTTTCGGCCCGTTCAAGGTCGTCCAGGTGGCGCTTGCACGCCCGCTTGACCCACTTACAGGCTGTAATCTTACCGGCGACAACGTCCCTGGCGTAGCGCTCGCCGATGCCGGCGTAATCACGGGCGTGGGTGAGTGCCTTGCCGGTCCGCAGCCGCTTATTTGCGGGCTTGGAAACCATTGCGTGCGAAAGGATTGGTCTTGTCAGCGCCAGGGTCAGAGACCAGGCGCGACTTGCGGCCGAAGATTCCGAATTGCTCGGCCATCTTGCGGGCTTCAGAGAGGTGGGCGGCCGGCGGGACTTCACCGGACCGCCAGGTCTCGATGATGGCGCCCATCAGATTGCAGTAGGTTGCGAAGACGGTGGAGTCGCGAGCCGTGACCAGCGAGCCGACGGTGACGCGTGCGATGTCGTCGATCCAGACCTCTTCACCGGCCGTGGTGAGCCAATCAGGGCGTTCGGGCAGGTCAGAAAGGGCCGAAATCTCGACCAAATCGCCACCCCGTGAGGGTTGGAAAGAGCCCTGAGCCTTCTTGACCGCTGGCGGCTTCGGCTTGGGGCCGGGCTTCATCGCGGTTTGAATTCCTTGGAAAGTTTAATGTGCACGCGTCTTTTTTCTCCGCCCCCCGCCGGTCCCATCTGACAGGGTCCTAGAGATTGACCCGCCCCCCCGCTTTCGGCGGGGTGAGAAGGGCGCGCGGGGAGGGGCGAGGCGGACCAGATCGAGGAAGTGGGTCTGGGTCGCGTTGGACCAGAGGCGGAACGGCGACGCCGCGCTGGTGTGGGACCAGGGCTTGGTGGCGTCGAACAGGGCCTCGGCTGCTGCGATGTGGGCTTCGGTGACACTTTCGCTTCGAAGGTGTTCCATCCGAGTGATGGCGCGATCCTCGTTGACTAGCGCGTGATGATGGCCGTCTCGCCGGGGCGCCGAGTGTAGGTCGCCCACCAGCGGATGATGGCGGTGTTCATCGCATCGACCACATTGACCCGCTCGAGGTCGAGGCGGAGCCGCGCGCGGCAGACCTCGGGGCTGGTTTCCATCACCGTGATCGACGCCGGCTGCATGGTGTCGAACCACCACTGCCGGTCGACAGCCTTCGGTTCGGACACGATCAGCCAGGCAGCAGGCCAGGCGGTGGGGATGCGTGACAGTCGCCCGAGCAGTTCATTGCGGATGCGAAGGGCGGGGTCCAGCCATTGGATCGACCAGGCGTGCTGACCCAGGCCGGACAGTTCAGAGGCGATGACGTCGAGGTCGAGGACCAGGTCGTCAGGGCCGGCGTGCTCGCGAACGTGGTGGGTCTTGCCCGAGGCGGGCGGACCACACACGATGTGAAGCGGGATTGCCGAGGGCCGCAGCCAGTCAGGCCGGCGGCTGGCCTTGCCACCGAACGCTTGCTCGCGTGCGGTGTGCCGATCGTGACACGGCTTGCAGAGGGGTCGAAGGTTGGACCAGTCCAGCCGAAGGTCAGGCCGTTCGGTGAAGCTGATGATGTGGTCGACTACCGAGGCGGCAGTGACGCGGCCAGCGTCAGCGCAGAAACGGCAGAGGGGGTTGGCGTCTAGGAAGGCGAGGCGGAGGCGGCGCCACGCGGCGTCGTAACCACGGCTGGCGGCTGATCCTCGGCGCCGGTCGGCTTGCTTCTTGGCGACCTGGCGCTGGGTGGTGATGACCTGGGACGGACCGCCGAGTTTAGGCGGACGGGATGCCATTGGCGTCGACGGTGGTGCCGGGCGAATGGATGGCGACCATGGTCTTCCCATCGACTTCGACCTTGGTCAGAACCACGTCTTCCGTGATCGTGACCGACTGGCCCGTGCTGTCGAAGATCGTGATCGTGGGGCTGCCGGCCGGTGCGGTGAAAGTCCGCCAGAGGCTGAATGCCAGCATAACGATGGCAATGGCGATGACGATGCCGGCGGCGATGTCGGTGGTCAGGTTCGGTGCCTTTCGGTGAATGACTTCGCGACGGACGTGGCGCCCGGCTTATCCAGCCAGGAAGACAAGGAGCCCGAACAACCTGTCGAGGCCGACGTCCGTCGCGGTTTCAACCCGGCGGCTGGGCCGCTGGGGAATGGTGAAATCTGGTGTGTGGTGCGCCCGGTTCGGCGGGCAGGACTCTAACGACGCCTCAGACTAATCTGAAGAGCCTCGGTGTGACACGCCCATTCATGGTTGCTGTATCACTGCCGCGACGTGGTGTGCGGCGAGGTGTGATGTCTATCAGATCGCGCAGTGAATGTCAAGATTCCCGTCATTTTAACAACGAGTTAAGCCTACCATCTGACACCATCTGTCAACACTCTCGCGCCAGGTGCGGTGGTCAGACGTCGATCTTGAAGCCAGACCTCGGATCGTAGGCCCGGGCGCGCATCCTACCGACGCAGTTCAAGCGCGGACAGGCGGCGGACTTGCCCCAGGGCGACCAGGTGCGGCCTCGTGCGGCGATGATGCGGGGCAGGCTGGTGCCGATCTCCAGCGGGCAGACGCGGCAATGAAGCGTCAGGGTCCAGCCCTTTCGCTCCATGTCGCCGACGGTCGGCGCGTATCCGGCCCAGTTCTCACGGGTCCAGAATCGGTATTTCGGATTGTGGCCCATCGCGATCGAATAGCGCGAAAGGGCGGCGCGGTGTTCCGCGTTTGTTCACCCAGTTGTGGATTAAGCGGCGTGGGCCAGATCAGGGAACAGGGCGCGGCGAGCGACCGCCATCAGTTCAGCCAGGTCGCCCGTCTTGAAGACCTTGCGCGGCTGCCCTTCCACCGGCGGGCGCGGGGTAAAGTCGAACTCGCCGGCCGCTTCGCGCGAGCGCAGGTTCTCGACAAAGTCCTGGCGCCAGCCGCCCACGCTGATCGGCTGGATAGGGTGCACCATGCCGCCGGCGCCGCGCGTAAGGGCGCGGACCGAAGGCAGCTTCAACAGCTTGAAGATCGGGTGCGCATAGTCAGGGCTGTTCACGTCGGCGATCGGCGGGACGGTCGAGCCGACGAAGATGATCGAGGGCATCAGCGGATGGCTGACCGGAACGCGGCCCTTGCGGGTCCGCCGAAGACGCGTCTCCATGGGAAGGTAAACCTGGAACTCACCCAAGGCTTCGATTTCGGCGATGGCGCGGTGTTCGGCGCGGGCTCGGGTTTCGACCGCATACCAGTAGATTCGCAATGTAGGGTGTCTCGCTGCGCACCGTTTAGGCGTCGACAGGCGACCCGATCGGTGGCGTTTTTGGTTGTTCAGGAAGACAATAGCCCTACAGGAAGTGTGGGTATTTGTCAAGAATGCCCGGAGTTGGGTTCGACTAATAGGGCTGCTGCATTCATAGTCAGCCGCATCGAAACAGGAGGCGCGTGCGTGCCGTATTATTCAGTTCACGTCCACGGCGAGAACGCCGAGTCGGAGGCCTATCGCATCAGAGAAGAGTTTCGGGGGAAGCGCGCCGACTACACTGGTCACCCGTTCTTCTACGTGAAGAACCACAGCCGAAAGGCTGAGTTTGAGGGGAAGATCAAAGGAATGCTCGCAGACGGACATACGGCTACGGTTAAGACGATTTCAAAAGCCGAGTATGATCGATAGGGAGCGGTGCTCAGGGATCGAGGCTACGCAACTTTTCTATAGTGGAAACCTGGTGGAAACCGCCGTCTCCTGTAGAAAAGTTATATCGTTGAAACAATGACTTCCGCGTCGACCGTGATGGGCTGTAGGTAACCCGTCGCCGCCTACCATAACAAAAGGCCGCCGGATCGCTCCGGCGGCCTTTCGTGTTTCTGGCTGTGTGTCTTCCGATCAGAAGCGGAAGCTGGCCCGCAGCAGCAGCGAGTAGCGGACGTAGTCTTCCAGCAGTTCCGCGTCGCCGGTCAGCGACAGCATCCCCAGCTCGTTGCCGAAGTTCAGGCGGAAGCCCAGGATCGGCCCGCCGCCTTCGATGGCGTCCGGCGACAGGATGAAGTCCGGGCCGCCGCTGGCGAAGCGGGCGATGGTCTCGCCGGCGTCCACCGAGATGTTCTGGCGATAGCCGACGCGCAGTTCGGGCCGGATCCAGCCGTTGCGGCCGAAGCCGTAGCCGATGTTCATCGCCGCCACGGCCGAGAAGATGTGGCTGTCGCGCGAATCGATGTCCAGATCGAAGCCGTCGCCGCCGCCGCTCTCGCTGCGGGCGCCTTCCGACAGGCGGAAATACTCGCCGTACAGTTCGGGACGAATGTTCAGGCGACCGAAGTTGCGCTCGTAGCTGGCGCCGCCCGCGACGGCGGCGGTCCAGCCGTGCCAGTCGGACTTGTTGTTCAGATAGACGCCGCTGGCCACCAGGGAGCGGTCGGCGCTGAAGCTGGCGTAGCCGCCGGCCGCGCGGGCCCAGGTCGTCCAGTACTGGCCCTGGGCGCGCCAGTAGAGGCCCAGCTCCAAGAGGTTAGCGGACAGGACTTCCTCGGCCTCGGACTCGGGGTCCTTGATGTCCGAGGAGGTGAAGGCGGCCGAGATGCCGACGGCGCCGAGGCCGGTGCCCTTCTCCACGCCGCCCGCGACGCCGAACCCTTCGGAGCGGAAGCCGTAGGAATCTGTCTTGTCCTTGTCGGCGTAGAAGTTGATCTCCTGCACCCAGGCGCTGGTTTCGCCCGGGGCGGCGACGGCGTTGCGGCCGGTCAGGGCGCGGGTCACGGCGTCGACGCCGGCCGACAGCGACATCAGCGGACCGCCGGAGTGGTCGGGCAGCATCTGCTCATAGGCGTCGATGAAGCCGTCGCGCGTCGTCTGAGACAGGAACAGATTGCGCACCGTCTCATTGGACCCCAGGGCCGCATAGACGGCGTCGTAGGCGGACGCCTCGACCGGGATCAGATTGGCCTCGGCGGCCGTGCGGCGACGGGCGTCGACATAGACGGTGTTGGCCGCCTGATTGACGCCGGCCTCGACCACATAGAGGTAGGGCGAATTGTCGGTCAGCTGGCTCTGGTTGATCTGGCCCACGTTCAGCGAGCCGGCGGTGATGATGTCGAACCGCTCGGGCCCGTCCAGCAGCGAGGAGAAGCGCACGCCCAGCGTCGAGCCGGTCGCCAGGGTGGCGTTACCGCTGACGTTGAAGCCGCCGGCGCGGTCGTTGGCCGGGTCCAGATTGACCAGCAGCGAACCCTCGGCGCCGACGTTCAGGCTGGAAATGTTCACGGCGCCGGCCTGGGTCGCATTCAGCGTGCCCTTGCCGATGTTGATGTCCAGCAGGTTGTCGCCGTTCTTGATCGCGCCGGTCACCACGGCGCCGCCGCTGATGTTCAGCCTGTCCGCTCCGGCGCCGAAGTCGATGTCGCCGTTGACGACGCCGTTCTCGATATTGAGCGTGTCGGCGCCCGAGCCCAGCTTGATCGCGCCGACGATGGCCGGCTCGTTGGCGTCCGGCACGCCGTCCTTGTCGGTGTCGACCGCCGTGCTGCCGGCGGCGGCGGGAATGCCGTACTGGCGCAGGGTGACGCCGCTGGTGTTGGCCGACAGGTCGATGGCGGTGACGGTTCCGGTCACAGGGTTGGTGTCGGTTGTGTTGGGGGTCAACGAACCGATGATGGAGCCGGCGTTGTTCAACTGGGTCAGGGTGCCGGACTGGTCGAGGATGACCACGGCCGAGCCCTGATTGCCGCCGAAGGAGGCGACCAGATTGCCGGTGTTGGTCAGGGAGCCGACGTTGGCGCCCGCGCCGATCAGAATGCCCGTCGCGCTCTGGGTCTGCTTGCCCGAGGCCACGGCCTGGATGGCGCCGGTGTTGACGATGGCGGGGGCGGTCACGCCCGAACCGATCCACAGGCCGGTGGCGTTGGCGTCCACCGCGGTCGAGGACACGCCGCCCTCGTTGCGCACGCCGCCGGCGACGTTGACGGCCTGGCCGCCCGTGACGCCCAGCTGAACGGCGCGCGACTCGACGCCCGAATACAGGCCCGACGCCGTGATGGAGCCGCGATTGATCAGGCCATAGGCCGCGTCGCCCGTTCCGACGGCGCCCAGGTTCACCGCCTGGGTGGTCGAACCGACCAGCAGGGCGGGCGCGCCGCCCAGCGAGGTGATGGAGGCGGTCGTCTCGCTGGCGTCGGGGATGCCGTTGCCGTTGCGGTCGGGGTCGTCGCGGTTCTTGACGCCGTCGCCGTCGTCGTCCTCGTCGCCGTTCTTGATGCCGTCGCCGTCGTCGTCGCCCTCGATGCCGGCGGCGGAATAGGCGAGCGCCTTGTCCAGCAGGACGCCGCCCGCGACGTTCGCGCCGACGCGGACCGCCGGTCCGCCCTGCAGCAGGTCGTCGGCGTCCAGTTCGTCCAGGAACAGGGTGGTGGCGTTGTCGAATGTGCCGGTCGTCGGACGCGCGGGCGGCGGGGTCGTGTAGCGATAGCCGGTGGCGACGACGGAGGAGTGGATCTTGACCGCCCCGCCCACATCGCCCTCGATCGACACGCCGGTCGCATTGGCGCCCAGGGCCGAAATCGCGCCCGACAGCTCGACATTGCCGGAGATCGGGCCGGTCGTGCGGACGCCGGCCGTGTTGTCGCCGGTCACGCGGATGGTGCCCAGGCTCTGCAGCTTGCCGTTCAGGCCGGTCTCGACCGCCAGGCCGTAGGAGTTGTTACCCTCGACCGTGATCGCGCCGGTGCTTTCGACCAGGACGTTGCCGGTGAAGGGCGCGGGGCCGACCACGCGCACGCCATAGCGGCCGGTTCCCGTGGCGAAGGGACCGTCCAGGTCGCCGTCGCCGTCGGTGTCCTTGACATCCGCCGATTCCTGCGTGTCGTTGACGGTGATCGAGCCGCCGACGATGACCGAGCCGGTGTTGCCGCCGTTGACCAGGAGGCCGGTCGAGCCGTCGGCCGACTTGTCCATGGTGATGGAGCTGCCGCTGTCCAGATCGACGGTGTGGTTGGAGTTCAGCGTCACCGCCGCGCCGGATGTCACCGCGACGCTGCCGCCGCTGGCCAGGCGAATATTGTCAGGGCCGGTCCCGGTCGCGTTGGACGTCTGGATCGGCGTGGTGCGGGCGTTCGAGATCACGATCTCGGCCTGAGAGCCGGTGGCGACCATCAAAGGGGCGATCGCCACGGCGCTCGCGAGCAGAATACGCATTCGGTAGAAACCCCTGGTGGTCACGCACAACGGTACAGGCGACCCCTTAGCAGGGTCTGCGGCAGCCTTCCTCAAGTTTATCGAATTTGAGGCGAATACAAGGCCACAACCGCCGGATCGCCTGTCTAAGACGTGACTGACGTTTTGCGAAATCCAAGCTTTGCAGCGAATACGGAGCGATTTGGCGGGGCCGCTCTTGAGCTTTGCCACGGCCGGGTTTACGGGCGACGAAAGGCTTGGCGCCGCGTCGCGACGACGCATCCAACGAACCCCTTCGGCGTTCGACAGCCCAAGCCAGACGAGAACGCCCCATGAGCATGACCGACCTCGACGTCCAGGAAAGCGAACTCCGGTTGATTCCGGGGCTGGACGTGGAAGTCGCCGACACGTTGCGCGCCCTGAAGGCGGCGGCGATGGACGACCGACCGCGGCTGGTGGACACCACCATGCTGTATGCGCCCCGTTCGGGCGGCGTGAAACGCTATCTCCTGTCCAAGAAGGCGTGGATCGAGACCAATCGGCCGGGCGTCAGCCATTCGCTGATCGTGCCGGGCGCGCGGCACAAGGCGGGCGCGGACGGGGTGGTTCGGCTGCGCGCCACCAAGCTGCCGTTCGGCGACGGCTACCGCTGGCCGACGTCGGTCAAGCGCTGGAGCGCCTGGGTCGCGGCGATGAAGCCGTCGATCATCGAGGCGGGCGATCCCTATACGCCAGGGCAGGGCGCCCTGGAGGCCGGCCAGCGCGTCGGGTGCCCCGTCGTCGGCTTCTGTCATTCGGACCCGGCGGGTCTGGCGGCGCTGCATTTCGGCGAATGGGCCAAGAAGCCGGTCGAGAAGCGCTGGGCGCGTCTGTTCTCGCAGTTCGACCGGGTGGTGTCGCCCAGCCGCTTCATCGCCCGGCGGCTAGAAGAGGCGGGCGTGGACAATATCGTCATCCGGCCTTTGGGGGTCGAGATCGACACCTTCCGGCCCGAGCGCCGCGACCGGCAATGGCTGCTGGACCGACTGGGCCTGGACCAGGATGCGCGCCTGCTGTGCTTCGCCGGACGGCCGGCCAAGGAAAAGAACGTCGACGTGCTGATCGAGGCGGTCCAGAAGCTGGGTGCGCCCTATCATCTGGTCTTGGTCGGCGCCGGGTCGGGGATGCCGGACGAGGACCGGGTCATCTCCCTGCCTTACGAGACCGACCCCCGCGCCGTGGCCAAGATCATCGCCAGCTGCGACGCCTTCGTTCACGCCAACGACAAGGAGCCGTTCGGCCTGATCGTGCTGGAGGCCATGGCCTGCGGGCGGCCGGTCGTGGGCGTCAACGCCGGCGGCGTGGCCGAGACGGTGGACGATACGGTCGGGCAACTGGCCGCGCGCGCCGAGGCGGCGGACTACGCCGAGGCGGTCGAGGCTCTGTTCGCGCGCGACATCGAGGCCATCGGCCGGGCGGCGCGCGAAAAGGCGGTCAGCCAGTTCGCCTGGAACCGGGTGTTCGAGGATCTGTGCGCCGTCTATGGCCAGCTGACGGGCGAGGCGGCCTTCATGACGCCCGACGCGGAACTGCAGCTGCACTGAGGACGCCGTGCGACCCGCCCGCGCAGGCGGGGCGCGCCACTTCTTTATAACGATGTCTGGAAAAGAAGTGGCGCGAGTGACGGGGCTCGAACCCGCGACCTCCGGCGTGACAGGCCGGCACTCTAACCAACTGAGCTACACCCGCGTACCTGCGACGAAACTTTTGAGCTGTTTCGAAAGCTGTTTGGGAAGGCGGCGTGCGCCACTCTTTCTATCTCTAGAGAGAGTGGCGCGAGTGACGGGGCTCGAACCCGCGACCTCCGGCGTGACAGGCCGGCACTCTAACCAACTGAGCTACACCCGCGTTTCCCGGCCGAAGCGGCTGTGCGCCCCGGCGAGGGGCGTCGTTTAGGCGGCCCGACCCAGCGCGTCAAGCGACCTTTTCGGAGAAAGACGCCGGTCAGCGCGACGGGGCTGTGGACGGCGCGACGACGGCCGCCTGAGGCGGACTGTGCGGACCGGCCAGGCCGCCCGCCGCAGGCTCCTGAGCGGCGACGGCGGAGGCGGGCGGCTCATAGTGGACGCCGACGCCCGGCCCCAGCGGCAGGTCGAAGGCGACCCAGGCCGCCACCATGCAAAGCCCCGCGATCAGGAAGGCCCCGGCGTAGGGCAGCATGGTGGCCATCAGCGACCCCAGGCCGAATCGCGGGTCCCACCGCTGGGCGAAGGTCAGGATCAGCGGGAAATAGCTCATCAGCGGCGTGGCGATGTTGGTGACCGAATCGCCCATGCGATAGGCGGCGGTCGTCATCTCGGGCGAGATGCCCAGGAGCATGAACATGGGCACCACGATGGGCGCCAGCGCCGACCACTTGGCCGAGGCCGATCCGATGAACAGGTCGAAGAAGCACGAGACGAAGACCACGCAGATCAGCAGCAGCGGGGCGGGCAGGGCGATGCTCTTCAAGCCCGCCGCCGCATGGACCGCCAGGATCGGCCCCAGCCCCGACCAGTTGAACATGGCCACGAAATGGGCGGCGAAGAAGGCCAGAACGATATAGGGCGCCAGCTGGGCGATGCCGTCGCGCATCATGGCCACCAGATCGCGGTGCGACTGGATCGCGCCCGATCCCGCGCCGTAAGCCCCGCCGGCCACGAAGAAGGTGACGGCGAAGAAGGCGACCAGGGATCGGTACAGCGGATTGAAACGCTGTTCGGGATCGGCGTCGGGGTCCACGAAGGGCGAGCCGGGCAAAAAGGTGATCAGCGCCCACAGCGCGATCATGCCCAGCACCGCCAGGCCGGCGAAGGCCAGGCCGCGCTTTTCGGCGGCGGTCAGGGGCTGTTTCTCGTCGGCGGCGGGGGCGGCGACGCCCTGGGCCGGCTTCCATACCCCAAGGCGCGGCTCGATGACCCGGTCGGTCAGGAACCAGACGATGGGGGTGAAGACGAAGACGACGCCGACGATGAAGAACCAGTTGCCGGCGATGTTGACAGAATAGGACGGGTCGATCAGCCGGGCGGCCGGCTCGGTGATGCCCAGAATCAGGGCGTCGCTGGCCCCTGGAAACAGATTGCCGGCGTATCCGCCCGACACGGCGGCGAAGCCTGCCGCAAGGCCCGCCAGCGGATGACGCCCCGCCGCGGCGAAGATCACCGCCGCCAGAGGAATGACCACGACATAGGAGGCGTCCGACGCATGGTGGGACACCATGCCGGTGATGACCACGACCGGCGTCAGGATCATGCGCGGCGCATTCAGCAGGGCGCCGCGAATGGCGGTGGCGAACAGCCCTGTCCGCTCGGCGACCGAGGCCCCGTATATGATGGTGATGACGATGCCCAGCGGCGGGAAGTCGGCCAGGGTGCGCGGCATGCCGATGATCAGCCGCTCAAGATTCTCGCCCGACAGCAGGCTTTGCGCCGCCAGCCGGTCGCCGGTGACGGGATTGACCGCCGACCACCCCAGGCCCGCCCCGATCAGGCTCAGCACGATCAGCCCGCCGATCAGCCACAGGAACAGGAAGACCGGATCGGGCAGGCGGTTGCCGATCCGTTCGACGGCGTTCAGGGCGCGGCTGGCGACGCTCATTCGGATGACTTTCGGTTACGCGAGAGAGGTCGCCATAGGGCTTTGACCGCGCGGGACGCGCAAGCGCCGGGCCTGCGACATATGGCGCGCAAACTTGCGATCCATTCTCAATGAAAAGCCAATGTCCGCAGGGGTTTGAACGGCGACGTTGTTGGGTCTAAGAAGCGCCGAATCCCGCCTCTCCCCGGCGGACGAGGTTCTTCGAATGAACGCATTTCTTCTAGAATATCTGCCCGTGCTGGTGTTCGCCGGCGTCGCGGCCTTCATCGGCATTCTGTTCATCGCGCTGCCGCTGCTGCTGGCGCCGAAGAGCCCCGACAGCGAGAAGCTGTCGGCCTATGAGTGCGGGTTCAACGCCTTCGACGATGCGCGCATGAAGTTCGACATCCGCTTCTATCTGGTGTCGATCCTGTTCATCATCTTCGACCTGGAAGTGGCCTTCCTGTTCCCGTGGGCGGTGTCGATGTTCGACCTGTCGCACGCCGGCATGGTGTTCGCCTTCTGGTCGATGATGGTTTTCCTGGGCGTGCTGACCATCGGCTTCATCTACGAATGGAAGAAGGGAGCCTTGGAATGGGAGTAGTCGCCGCTTCCAAGCCCGTCGGGCTGGTGTCCGCATCGGGCGCGCCGCTGGTTCCGGCCGGCGCTGCCGCGCGTTCGACCGTCGAGGGCTATGATCCCAAGGTCCACGACAAGTTTTTCGAGGCCGTGAACATGGAGCTCGGCGAGCGCGGCTATCTGGTCGCCGCCGCCGACGACGTCATCAACTGGGCGCGCACCGGCTCCTTGATGTGGATGACTTTCGGCCTGGCCTGCTGCGCCGTCGAGATGATCCAGATGTCGATGCCGCGCTTCGATGTCGAGCGCTTCGGCATGGCGCCGCGCGCCAGCCCGCGCCAGTCGGACCTGATGATCGTCGCAGGCACCCTGACTAACAAGATGGCCCCGGCTATCCGCAAGGTCTACGACCAGATGCCCGATCCGCGCTATGTCGTGTCGATGGGCAGCTGCGCCAACGGCGGCGGCTATTATCACTACAGCTACAGCGTCGTGCGCGGTTGCGACCGCGTGGTGCCGGTGGACGTCTATGTGCCGGGCTGCCCGCCGACGGCCGAGGCGCTGCTGTACGGCCTGCTGCAACTGCAGAAGAAGATTCGTCGCACGGGGACCATCGACCGATGACCTCTTTGGCTGTTCAGGCCCAGCACGAGGCCGTTCTGACGCCGCTGGGCGCAGAAATGGTCGGCGCTTTGGGCGTCGAGGCCCAGGTGGCCTTTGGCGAACTGACGCTGGTGGCGCCGCGCGAGCGGATCGTCGAGGTGCTGACGGCGCTGCGGGATCAGTTCGGTTTCCAGCAGTTGCTGGACCTTTGCGGTGTGGACTACCCGGATCGCAAGGAGCGGTTCGAGGTGGTCTATCACCTGCTGTCGCTGACCCGGAACGCGCGCCTGCGCGTCAAGGTGTCGACCGACGAGACCCAGCCCGTGCCTTCGGTCATCTCGGCCTATCCGGCCGCCAACTGGTTCGAACGCGAAGCCTACGACATGTATGGGATGCTGTTCTCGGGCCACCCGGACCTGCGTCGCCTGCTGACGGACTATGGTTTCGAGGGGCATCCGCTCCGCAAGGACTTCCCCATGACGGGCTATGTCGAGGTTCGTTACGACGAGGAACAGCGCCGCGTGGTCTATGAGCCGGTCAAGCTGACGCAGGAATTCCGCACGTTCGACTTCCTGTCGCCGTGGGAAGGCGCCGAATACCCCGCGCCGGTCCTGCCGGGCGACGAAAAGGCGGGAGGCCAGGCGTAATGGCTGACGGAAACCCCACCGTGGCGCCGCTGGGCGTGGATGTGTTCGACGACGAACTCGACACCCGCACCGCCCACGCGCGCGAAATGGAAGACCGCAAGTTCACCATCAACTTCGGTCCGCAACACCCGGCCGCGCACGGCGTGCTGCGCCTGGTGCTGGAGCTGGACGGCGAGATCGTCGAGCGCGTCGATCCGCACATCGGCCTGCTGCATCGCGGCACCGAAAAGCTGATGGAGGCGCGCACCTATCTGCAGAACGTGCCGTATCTGGACCGGCTGGATTACGTTTCGCCGATGAACCAGGAGCATGCCTTCTGCCTGGCGATCGAGAAGCTGCTGGGCGTCGAGGTTCCATACCGGGCGCAGCTGATCCGCGTCCTGTATTCGGAAATCGGCCGCATCCTGTCGCACATGCTGAACGTGACGACCCAGGCCATGGACGTCGGCGCCCTGACGCCGCCGCTCTGGGGCTTCGAGGAACGCGAGAAGCTGATGGTGTTCTACGAGCGCGCCTGCGGCGCCCGTCTGCACGCCAACTATTTCCGTCCCGGCGGCGTCCACCAGGACCTGCCGATGGACCTGATCGACGACATCGGCCGCTGGTGCCACGAGTTCCCGCCGGCGCTGAAGGACATCGAAAGCCTCGTTACCGAGAACCGCATCTTCAAGCAGCGCAACGTCGACATCGGCGTGGTGTCCAAGCAGCAGGCCCTGGAATGGGGCTTCACCGGCGTCATGCTGCGCGGCTCGGACATCGCCTGGGACCTGCGCAAGTCGCAGCCCTATGAGTGCTACGCCGAACTCGAGTTCGACGTTGTTGTCGGCAAGAACGGCGACTGCTGGGACCGCTATCTGGTGCGCATCGAGGAGATGAAGCAGTCGGTGCGGATCATGGAGCAGTGCATCCATAAACTGCGGAACTGCCCCGGCGAGCCGGTGATGGTCGAGAACAACAAGATAGTCCCCCCGCGTCGCGGCGAGATGAAGCGGTCGATGGAATCGCTGATCCACCACTTCAAGCTCTACACCGAAGGCTTCTCGACGCCCGAGGGCGAGGTCTATGCCTCGGTCGAGGCGCCCAAGGGCGAGTTCGGCATCTATCTGGTGTCTGACGGAACCAACAAACCCTATCGCGTGAAGATTTCGGCGCCGGGCTTCCGCTCGCTGCAGGCGATGGACTGGATGAACCGGGGCCACCAGCTGGCCGACGTGTCCGCCATCCTGGGCTCGCTCGACATCGTTTTCGGAGAAGTGGACCGATGAGCGTTCGTCGTCTCGCCAAGGACCAGCCCGCCGCGTTCGCCTTCTCGGCCGACACGATGGCCAAGGCCGAATGGTGGATCAAGAAATACCCGGAAAGCCGTCGCCAGTCGGCGGTGATCCCGATCCTGTGGCTGGTGCAGAAGCAGGAAGGCTGGGTCTCCGAACCCGCCATCCGCGCCATCGGCGAACTGCTGGGCATGGCCTATATCCGGGTGCTGGAGGTCGCGACCTTCTACACCATGTTCATGCTGGAGCCGATCGGCAAGACCGCGCTGATCCAGGTGTGCGGCACCACGCCGTGCATGCTGCGCGGCGCCAATGAGCTGATGCGCGTCTGCAAGGAGAAGATCGGTCCCAAGGATCATCTGTCCGCCGACGGCCGCTTCACCTGGCAGGAGGTCGAATGCCTGGGCGCCTGC